CTGGATATTTCACCGGATCGCCGCCATTGCGCATTGGTCGGGGCTCAGAAATTAGGGGACGAACGATTCGTGGTGAAGTTACTCCACACCTGGGAAAACGAACGTCAACTTGATGATCGGGCTATTGCCAATGACGCCGCGTTTTATTGCCGCAAATATCCAATTGAGCATTTGTTATATTCCAGGAAAACGAGTGGGGCCGTGGCCGCACGATTGCAGCCGGCAGGAATTCCAATCTATGACATGGACGCAGCCTACCCTCAAAGCTGCGACGAATTATTGGGTGCAATAAATTCGGGCAGGTTACGTCATACAAATCAACCGGAATTGACTGCACAAATGCTCAGTGCGGTGCAACTCCGTCGGGGCGATGGCGGCTGGGTCATTGGCCGCCGTGCGTCGCAAACCGCCGTGTGCGCCAGTGTGGCCACCGCGTTATGCACACATTTTGCGACACGCCCAGAGACGGAAACCGACATTATGGTTGGATAGTGGTATCAGCCTGAGAAAATCAAGGCATGGGAATTCGTGACATTTTTGCAACGCGTCAGGTTCAAACGGTAGGGCTACCGTCGGGGCCTGATGTGTCTGCGCAGCTTGGACCCGTTACAACCCTGGATTCATTGACTCCATTTTTCGGCGGTGCAAATACTGCAACGCGTGAGGAATTTATGTCGGTTCCAACAGGTGCCAGAGCCCGAAACATAATTTGTTCATCAATCGCATCGATTGGCCTTGAAGTCATTGACCGATCAACGGGCCTCGAAATTGAGGATGCAACGCCACGCGTTATCCGTACACCGGACCCACGGGTTCCGGGATCGGCCACCTACGTCTGGACGTGCGAGGATTTGCTCCTGTACGGTTATGCGTATTGGCAAATTACAGAATTTTTTGCAGATACCAACCGCGTTCGAAGTGTGCAACGCGTCAATCCATCACGCGTCACAATTCAAACCAATTCATTGGCAACTGAAATTGAATATTACATGGTTGATGGATCACCGGTTCCAAACTCCGGGTTAGGTTCGCTGGTTGTATTTAACGGCAACGATGAAGGCGTGTTGAATCGAGCAGGCCGAACAATCCGCACGGGTGCGGAACTAGAACGTGCCGCTGCGATGTACGCACGCGAACCGATTCCGTCGATGGTGTTAAAATCCAACGGCACGGCACTCCCCGCAGACCGAATTGCAAAATTGCTTGATTCGTGGGCAACTGCACGTCGCAATCGAGGAACCGCATTTTTGAATGCCGACGTCACATTGGAAACCGTGGGATTCGATCCTGAAAAATTACAACTGGCAGCAGCCCGTTCTTACATTGCAACCGAAATCGCACGGGCCTGTGGAATCCCGGCGTATTACGTGGACGCCAACACCGGATCATCAATGACCTATTCAAACGCCACAACACAACGTCAAACGTTGCTCGATTTTTCACTGATTCCGCTAATGACCTCGATTACCGAAAGATTATCAATGCCGGATTTCGTTCCGTCAACTCAGGAAGTCCGTTACGACCTTTCGGACTATCTACGCGGCAGCGATCTTGAACGTGCCAACATTTACAAAACCCTGAATTCCATTGTGGACGCTAACGGCAATCCGGCCATCACTGTGGAGGAAATACGAAACGCGGAGGAAATGATCAAATGAAAGTTACAACACCATTCACAATTACCGCAGCCGATTCTGAGGCACGGACAATCACCGGCAAGATCGTTCAATTTGACGTTCCGGCGAACGCATCAACGGGTAAGGTGATGTTCAAATCAGGATCAATAAATCCAACAAATGTAAAATTGAATTTGGAACACGATTCGGCGAGGCCAATAGGCAAGACACTCAGCATGGAACTTGCACCCGATGGAAAATCAATCGATGCAACGTTCAAGATTTCCAAAACCACCGCTGGTTCAGACGCCATCCAGGAAGCAATCGATGGATTACGTGACGGATTTTCAGTAGAGGCCAACGCAAATGATTTTGGATATAACGAGGACGGCACAATGGTCGTCAATTCAGCAGATTTGGTCGGCGTCGCACTAACACACAATCCGGCATTTGATTCAGCACGTGTATCCAATGTCGCAGCGACAACCGCACCAGAAAATTCCGAGCCATCCAATGGTGACGCGGAATCAACAACCACAACATCAACAGAAGGAGACGCCGTGGAAAACACCGTCACAGAGCCAACTACCGCCGAGACGGTAGAAGCGGCTGAAGTAGTACAGGCATCATCAGCTCCAAAGCCAGTCGGTTTCATTGCAACACGAAACCCAATCGTTTCACCGGAAACATTTTTGATGCACCAGGTGGCCGCCGCACGCGGATCTGAACAATCACGTGCGTTCATTGCAGCTGCCACGGCCTCAACAGACAATCCGGGCCTGATCCCAACACGTCAACTGCGTGAAGTGGTCAACGGACTTGCCAACAATGTTCGAGCCTCCATTGATTCGATTTCAACAGGGACCCTGCCTAACGCAGGCCTTGTTTTCCAAATTCCAAAAATTACGCAGCTTCCTAACGTTTCACAGATCGACGAACTCGATGCCGTCACTCCAACCGTGATGGAATCTGAATTCATCAACGTTGATGTGAAGTCATTCAAGGGTAGCCAGGTCATGTCCGTGGAACTCGCTGACAGATCTGATCCGTTGTTTTTCTCAGAACTGATTTCAAATCTTTCTTCACAATATGCACGGGCAACCAACGCATACAATTCTGCACAAATTATCGCAAATTCAGCGGCAGCATCAACCGGTTACGGTTCAGATATTACCGCTGAGGAATTGCTTGCGTGGGTATCAACGGCATCGGTAAGTGTTTATGAAAACACATTCAAATTCGCCGATGCAATCGTTGTGAGTCCAGCCATGTGGGGCCGCATCATGTCTTTCAACGTCGACGGCAGACCAATTTACAATGCGCTGCAACCACAAAATGCGGCAGGAAATGCACAACCACGTTCACTCCGTGGTTCCGTAAACGGAATCGATCTATGGGTGGACACTGCACTATCAGGCACAGGCGACAATTCAATGTATGTCATCAACCGTGATGCCTATACATGGTACGAATCCCCACGCCTGGAATTGCGAACTAACATAATTTCAGACGGTTCCATTGGAATTCTCATGTACGGTTATGGTGCAACGGCTACGAAAATCGGCTACGGCGCATACCGTTTCCTCGATTAATAAAAAATAAACATCGGCCTGGTCACTCCCGAACAGGCCGAGCAGACGAAAGGACCGGAAATGCCAACTATCGTGACCGCTGATGAACTGCGTCAGGTGCTTGGCGTTTCCGAATCCTTATTTTCTGATGCTTATTTGGATTCAATAATTGAATCTGCCGAAATTACTATTTTGCCAATGCTCACGCAATATCAAAGCGCAGTAATTTCGACCCGCGTTGTGAACGATGTTTTATACATCGACACGTTGCGACCAAATTATTTCGTCGAGGGACAGGGGATCGTTCTCGCAGGAATCGGTGGTGGCCTTGACGGCCCGTACACAGTCAGCGATCATTCCGTTCGACCATTTGAAGTCACTGCGGTGGTCGATGAAGCTGATCGGATTCTCACTCCGGTAATTCCTGCGGGGACGGTCACACTCGATGGCGGATCAGCCGCCGAAGTATACGCAACTGTTCCGGCAGTCAATAAGGCAATTCTGATTGTTTCGGTAGAAATTTTTCAAAGTATCACGGCACCTGGTGGTCAGATCGAAGGCGTCGATTTTGCGCCGATGCCGTATCGCATGGGCCGCAGCTTACAAAACAGAGTGATCGGCCTGATTTCGGCGTTTTATGATGTGGATTCAATATGCCAATGACCACCCTGTTGGACGTTCGAAATGATCTTGCAACGGCGTTGGCCGGAGTAGCTGCGTCGGTTTACCCTGTGGCACCGGAGGCGGTGATCCCACCTGCTTGCGTAATCATTCCCGATTCACCCTGGCTTGAATCAACACTTATCAATGGGGCCGTCACTAAAGTGAAGGTCAATTTTGTGGTAACGGCAGCCGTTGCTAACAATTCCAATTCGGGAGCCCTGGACCAATTAGAGGCCCTGATAATTAGCATTTTGGGGGCAATGCCCACAGGATACGTCGTCGGTGACGTTCAAAGACCGTCAATCATTTCGGTTGGTGCATCCAATTTGCTAGTTGCAGATTTGAACGTTTCAACCTATTTCACCCAAATAAACACTTAGGAGACAAAATGCCAACAAAT